TGGCAACCCGTCACCAAGATGGATTTGAACCATGCAAATGGGAAGAGTATCCAGAAGTAGCCCGAGCGATGCTCGCAACCGGACCTCAAACCGGAAACATTGAGATTGGTGGATTAATGCTGTGCCGCGCCCCTGTAGAGATGGTCGAGCAACGTAATGGTTATTACATGCAGCAAGCTCGTGATTGGATGCAGAGTGTGGACAGTAATTTCATGCGCGAAAACGACCCAAGGATGCCGCTCTTTAATGAGAAACGGTCCGAGGTCCGATTCGGTAAGAGATAAACCTCATTTGGAGTAATTAAATGGCTTACCCGACTATTTCAGGCCCATATGGCCTGCGTCCGGTCAATTTGATCGGCGGTCAGGTGTTTGCCGGAGCCACTCGTCAGCGCCGGATCGTAAACTCCAGCGCTTCAAGTATTGGCTTTGGTGACCCTGTGAAGTTTGACGCCAACGGTTGCGTTGTCGTTTGTACCGAAACAACTACTGCCCCGACCACTGGTTTTGCTGGTGTGTTTATGGGCTGTACGTTTGTCTCGTCTGTGACTGGTCAGCCGACCTTCTCACAAGCTTGGATCTCTGGAACCGCAGTAGCAAGCAACACCTACATTGTTGCTTACATCTGTGAAGATCCAGATCAGTTGTTCCAAGTTTGCGGCGTTAGCGGCACGACGGTTGTTTCAACAACCTCTGGCTTCACTTATACCGACATCGGTTTAAACGTAGCTATGGTTGCAAACACCCTGAATACCACAACCAAAGATTCACGCTATGCAGTAGATATTGCTAGCGGTGCAACGACCCAGACTTTGCCGTTGCGAATCATTGATGTGGTGCCTGACACGGCATTCACCTATAGCAGCACGCTGTACTATCCAGAAGTCATTGTTAAGTTCAATGCAGCCTATGTGGTGCAAGCGACTGGCGTGGTGACGGGTGGTCATGCGTACAACAACCCAGTCGGTCTGTAAGGGGAACATAAATGGCTATTTCACGCGCACAACTATTGAAAGAGCTGCTCCCCGGCCTGAACGCACTGTTCGGTCTTGAGTACGCTCGCTATGGCGAAGAACACAAAGAGATCTACGAAACCGAGACCTCTGAGCGTTCGTTTGAAGAGGAAACCAAGCTGTCTGGATTCTCGGCCGCACCGGTCAAGAACGAAGGTTCTGCGATTGCTTATGACAACGCGCAGGAAGCTTGGACGGCTCGCTACACCCATGAGACGATTGCGATGGGCTTTTCAGTCACTGAAGAAGCGATTGAAGACAACCTGTACGACTCGCTCAGTTCGCGTTATACCAAAGCGCTTGCTCGCGCTATGGCATACACGAAACAAGTTAAGGGTGCAGCAGTGTTGAACAACGGATGGGCATCTACCGTTACTTACGGTGATGGACAGCCTCTGTTCTCTACAGCACATCCTCTTGTATCCGGCGGCACTAACAGCAACACGCCTGCTACCCAGGCTGACTTGAATGAGACTTCGTTGGAAAACGCAGTCATTCAAATCGCAGGGTGGACGGACGAACGTGGTCTGTTGATCGCAGCTCGCCCACGCAAGCTCATCGTTCCTCCGAACCTCCAGTTCGTGGCTACGCGTCTGTTAGAAACCGAACTCCGTGTCGGTACTAACAACAACGACATCAACGCCATCAAGAACAACGGTTCGATCCCAGAGGGATACACCATCAACCACTTCTTGACTGACACAAACGGCTGGTTCCTTACCACCGATGTGCCCAATGGATTGAAACACTTCGTGCGGACACCCATGCAGACTGGAATGGATGGAGACTTCGATACCGGAAACGTGCGGTACAAAGCCCGTGAGCGTTATTCATTCGGGGTTTCGGACCCTCTAGGCATTTTTGGTTCGCAAGGAGCTTGATGTAAATCAAGCACTTAGCACAGAGAACCCCGCTCCGGCGGGGTTTTTTGTTTCTTACAAGAAGTGTGGTACATTACCTGTTACTAAGTCACAGGAGATAAAATGGATACCACAAACTTACCCAGAACCCGCAAAGAGGCCCAAGCCTCAAACGCTAAGTACTACTTCACTGGTGAGCCTTGTAAGCATGGTCATATCGCACCACGTAAAACAAAAGGGTCGTGCGTTGAATGCTTAAAGGTGGAGTGGCAAGAGGCAGCAGAAAAACGCGCAGATTACTTCCGGGAGTACAACAAAAGGGAGGGCGTGAAAGACCGAAAGAATGATTGGTATGAGGCGCACAAGGAGCAAGTCATACAAGCAGCGGCAACCAGACCTTTGGAAGTAAAGCGTGTTTACCAAAAGGCATGGAAAGAGCGAAACACAACTTGGGTAAGAGCTGATACAAAAGCGCGTAGGCGCAAACATAGGGAAGCTACGCCTATTTGGCTTACCAGGGAGCAAAAAGGACAGATAAGAGAGTTGTACAAGATTGCTATTACGATGACCAAAACGACGGGTGAACAATACGTTGTTGACCACATCATTCCGTTGCGTTCGGAAGTTGTATGCGGTTTGCATGTACCTTGGAATTTACGTGTCATACCAAGGCAAGAAAACCTCTTGAAGTCCAACAAGCTCATTGACTCTCGCCCCTAAAACTGATACAAACACCCTACTAGGGTTCCCACCCATACAGACTGACCTAGCAGACTTTGTAGAGACGGTATGGGGATGCGCTACAACGCGGAGTTATTATGGCAATTACAACCTTTGACGGTCCAATCCGTTCACTGGGCGGGATCTATCAACAAGGCCCGTCTACTATCGTAGAAATCACAGCAAGTACAACCCTTGATCCAGTGGCTCATGGCGGCAGGATTATTTCAGTGGGTGGTACGCTTGCAGCTAACGTGGTTCTTACACTCCCAACGATTAATACCTCGGCCAATGTTTCTTCATCTGGTCCGGGCAATGATCCCAATACGCCTAACAACGAAGGCGTGACCTACACCATTTGGGTTCCGACGACGATTGCTACATCTTCCCTGAAGATTGGCACAGACGGCACGGATCGGTTTGTTGGTTATGTTTTGTCAATTGACAGTGACACAACCGATGCAACCCGTGGGTTTGGTGCTGGCGCGAATGATGATTTCATCAACTTTAACGGGTCAACAACCGGTGGCGTTGCGGGAACATGGGTTCAGATTGTGGCAATCGCTGCATTGAAATACATGGTCACTGGCGTAGCGGTTGGCTCGGGTTCAGTAGCAACACCGTTTGCAACGTCCTAATAGGAGTACATCATGGGGATGCAAACCGATGTTAAGTCGGCCCATGTGACAAGCTCTGGTGTTGTGGTGAATTACCGCACTCGTCTAAAGGGTGCGGTTATTTCAGCCAATACATCAGCGGCAACGCGCCATGCCGTCTTTGCAAATAACAGTACGCAAGCCGGGACTTACGGGCGTTCAACAACCACGGTGACTTGCACAATTACCAATCATGGTCTCACTACAGGGGATCGTGTGTGGCTGATCTTTGCGGCGGGTACAGGTGGTACAGCGACCACGGGCGTTTATTCAGTAACAGTGACAGATGCAAACGTATTCACTGTGACTGATACCGCTAGCGGAACGATTACAGGGTCACCTGTCGTTACGATGTACGCAGATATCTTGATGGAGATAGATGCTTACAACCCAACAGCATTCAACGTGCTTGTACCGGGAGAAGGTGTTGTTGCCACAAGCGGGATTTATACAGGTCTTGCTGCAAACGTCACTGCTACGGTGTTCTATGGCTAAGGCCAAGGGTATGGGGATTGCCACTTCAGTGAAGTCAGGCAATTTCCGCCCTACCAAGCAAGGTGCTGGCATGACGGAGAAAGGCGTTGCAGCTTATCGCAAGGCTAATCCTGGCAGCAAACTTAAGACGGCTGTGACCAGTGATAACCCTGGCCCGAAAGATGCGGCTCGCAGGAAATCGTTCTGTGCGCGATCAGCCGGTCAGATGAAGCAATTCCCTGAAGCAGCCAAAGATCCCAATAGCCGTATACGGCAGGCAAGACGTAGATGGAAATGTTAAATGGAAACCGGTGCTCTTGTTTGGAATCTCATCACATCATTCTTTGTGGGGCTGGTGATGTTTATGTTGAAACTAGCTTCAGATGAACAGAAACGCATCCAGATTTTATTGAACAAAACTCGGGAGGAAATCGCCCGTGATCACATCACTCGTGCAGAAGTTCGTGCAGACATGGAAAAGATTTGTGAACGCTTTGACACAGGCTTTGCAAGGCTTGAAGCAAAAATTGATGCCCTCGCTGAAAGGAAATGACGATGGAAAATGATCCCCGTAAAGGCCGTGGGCGTCACGGTGACACAAACTACAACCCTAACTACGATCTTGTACCCACCCAGAAAGAAAAGGGTGCGATGCAACAAGAGGTAGAGGATGAGAAGCTGCGTAAGCTAGACAAGCGTCCTAACCTTGGCAAGATGTTTAAGAATGGTGGATACGTCCGTGCTGCTGACGGATGCGCCCAGCGTGGTAAAACCAAAGGCACGATGGTGGTGATGAAATGAAAAAGCGCAAAGTCAGGCGTTACCAAGAAGGCGGGTATGGTGATGATGATTACGCTCGCAATGAAAACCGCGAAGGACGGATAAGTACACTAGATCCGTCTGACATTGAAGATGCAATTAGAGGGCGCATGATGGCAGAGCGTTCTCCAGAAACTATGGTGTCTCCAGTAAGAACGCCATCGGCAACAAGCACTTCAATAGCCCCTGATTTTGAAGAGCCTGGAACAGCAGGATTCTCGCGGACGCCACTCAAAAACCGACCAGCGGCAGCTTCTGGCCGACCATCGGCTGGTTCTGGCAGACCAGTGGGTCCGCCACGTGGCGGAAGCTCAACTCCGGTACAAAAACCAGCACAAAAAGAACCTGAACGTGCAATGGGCCGCACTGCGATGGGCAAGACCGTTGAACAAGAAATGGCGGGCATGGCATCTGCAAAGAAGGAGCCTGAGCGCCCCGTAGGCCGCACTGCGATGGGGAAAACGGCTGAACAAGAAATTGCAGCAATTAACGCTGCACGACAAACTGCTGGCAAGCGCGAGATCGAGCGTTTACAAAAAGCCGATAAGCCTTTAGAAAGAGTGTCTCCTGAAGAGGCTTTAATTGGCGGCGCAGCGTTGCGTGGTTTAAGAGCTGCCGGAGCCGGGTTGGCTAGTCGCATGGGAGCGGCATCAAAAGCCCGTGTAGAACCTCGCGTTCCACCGCGTCAGCCAGACATGTTAGAAATGCCTAAGCGCCGCTTGCCCTATGAAAAATATATGGGCGAAGCTGAAACCGTTAAGAAAGCAACGCCACGCCTTCCAGGTCAGCAGGAAGGAACAAAACGATTAGCATCTCCGCCCCGTGGCGGAGGTAAAGATCCCGGCGCTCGCCGCCCAACGCAAGATGAGTTGGATCAAATGCGTATGGGTTCTGATTTCATGCGTAAAGGCGGTAAGGTTGGAGGCGCTTCTAAGCGGGCGGATGGCATAGCCATGCGTGGCAAAACCCGTGGGAGGTACATTTGATGGACAAAATAGGACGTGTAATGCGCGAGTTCAAGGAAGGTAAACTAAAGTCTTCCTCTGGACAGAAAGTCACTAACCCCAAACAAGCCATAGCAATTGGCATATCGGAGCAAAAAGCCATGAAAGGTTACAAGATGGGTGGAGAACCCAAAGCGATGGTCAAGAAAGAAGTTGCCTTTATGAAAGCCAAAGGCGCACCGAAGTCTATGGTCAAGCATGAAATGGCCGAGATGAAGGGTATGAAATCCGGTGGTATGACCAAGATGGGCGCAGTAAAGACTGCTGCACCGTCTATCAATGGTGTTGCTGTGAAAGGTAAAACCAAAGGCAAGATGATCAAGATGAAGGCTGGCGGCTATTCTTGCTAAGGTGATATGTGGCTCTTGTCGATGAATTACCGCCAGATTGGGAAGATTATGATACCGCGCAAAAGTTAGCGTGGTTTAACGCTTATGGTGTCACGGCATCTGATTTAGCAGATGCCGGATTAGACCAAGCTTCAATTGATTGGATAGAAGCAAATCGTTATCCACAAACCACCGCGGTTGTTACAGACGCCCCCGTATACACAAGGGAGCCAATAAGAACATTACAACCTGAATACGAAGATTATTACGAGCCACCAACGATTTATTATGCTTCAGACGGAGCAGCTTTTTATTCTTTAAATGAGCGTTGGGCATACGAACAAACATTAGCGGCTGCATTAACAACAACACCACCTCCTACAACCACTGCTGCTCCAACTACCACCGCCGCTCCAACTACTACTGCGGCTCCAACTACTACTGCGGCTCCAACTACCACGGTTGCACCTACAACTACACCGGTATTTGTAACGTCAGCAACGGTTACAACAGCGGCTCCAACTACTACAGCCGCTCCAACTACTACCGCCGCTCCAACTACTACCGCCACTCCAACTACTACCGCCGCTCCAACTACTACCGCCACTCCAACTACTACTGCGGCTCCAACTACTACAGTTTTAACCACTACAGCCGCTCCAACTACGACCGTTGCTTCAACTACAACGATTGCTCCAACTACGACCTCCACAGTAACAACGACACCGCCTCCTACGACAACCGCCACAGTTACAACAACTAAAGCACCAACTACAACGGCCACGGTAACAACAACCTTGGCCCCAACAACAAGTAAAGCTTCAAGCCCTATGGGGCTAGAGTTAAAACAGGGTTGGATTTACGAACCAGAATTTAGCAAACCATTTCAAAACCCACAGACGGGCCAGAAGCTAACTGTTCAAGAATACGAAGAACAAATCATCCATCCCAACGATACAAAATGGGAAGGTAAATGGCTTAGTAACGATACGATAAGTTTTCTAAAAGGGCAGATTAATAGCGGGAAATCGCTGTACAAGATGAACTTTAAGACGCCGGGTAATTCTGATGCTTGGCATACAGACGATCTCGCTAAACGTCTAACAGCTCTTGGTATCACCAACCTAAATCAAATAGGGATGGATGAAACAAAGGGCATTTATAACAAAGACACGGGCAAAGCACTTGATACCGCTATGGTTGGCGGTAAGGGTGCAAACATAATTGGTTCTACTGGGGCTGGGGAAGGATACTCAAACTACACGGTTCAGTTTGATGCTTTTGGCAGTCCAATTATTGTTCCTGAATGGGATACGGCAAACTTTATAGCCAAAAATCCTATGCTGGTGCAGTTCCTGGCTATGGGCGCATCATTTTTAGTGCCGGGTATTGGTCAGGCAATCGCGCCTTATATCAGCAGTATTGTTGGAACGGCGGCAGCGCCAGCGGTATCTAACTTCCTTGTACGTACAGCAGTAAACACCATATTCAATGGTGGTGATTTATCCAAAGCTTTCTTGGGGGCCATCAAGGGTGAGGCTCTAACTTTGGTTACTGATGTGGTAGCCAATGAATTAGCCAATAGCGGAATGATCAGTGGGGCTACGGCAGCAGACAAGCTTGCTACGGCAAGGTTGTTCGCAGCCCCCATGACTAACGCAATCTATGCCATATCACAAGGTCAAGACCCTCTACCAACTTTGCTTGGCGGTGCAGTTAATGCAGCAGTATCAACAGGTATTAATCAGTTAGCAACTGAAAAACAACTAGACCCAACATCCAAAGCATTGTTGCAAATTGGCGTATCGCAAGCCATTAATACAGCGAGAACAGGAACATTCAATCCTGTATCGCTTATGAATTCTTTAATTAACTTGGGCTTCAACCAAGCTAATGCTAAAACAATAGCCAAACAAGAAGTCAAAGATCAAGTTGCAACACTAAGCCAGGATGAAGTTAATAGCCTGTTAAATACAACAAGTGTTATTGAAAACATGTTGGCCGCTGGGTTCAACCCAGACGAAATCTTTCATGGCAATCCAAATTGGACGGTTGAACAATATCTAACAAATATCAAAGCTTCAGATGCAAATGTACCGTTTGATTTAGGTGAAGAGGTTCAGCTTGCCGGCCCAATCGTAGCTGGGAAAGGTCTTATCAACAACAATTTTATGGCGGTCAACAAGACTGAGTTTGACCGATTGTTGAGAGCTTATAGCGCGATGACACCAGAAGATCGCGCAAAAATTGCAGGCATGCCCGCAGATACAACGCAACTAAAAGTGCTGCAAGATATTCATAAACAGTACAAGAATATTGATACACAAATAGCAGATCTTGTTCAATCAGCACAATCTGGTAACTTAGCTGCAAAATCATTACTCAAATCCTATAGCGCCTTAGATACTCGATTAGAACAAAAAGCTCAGTGGTATCAACTAACCCAAGGATTACAGCCTGGAACAGCGCTTGATGAAGCAAGAAGAGATTTGCAAGTAGGGCAACTATATAACAAAGCAAATCTTTCAGAAGTAAAAGACTCGGCTTTTCCATTTGAAGTCAAGCAATTCATCAATCAATTCCGCGGAACGCCGCAGGGCGATGCATTAGCTAATACGCTTGCTGGAGCTTATGCAGTAGGCGGGAGTGCAACAGCTAATTTTTTAAATGGGGCTTTGGGCATCAATTTGTATTTAGCCGAAAAAACCGGTTTAGATACATTCGCTAAAGACTTTCGGGAGCTTGCAGGAACAATTAAATCTGCTGGCGATAATGCTTTAACCATTGGGGATGCAAAAACAGAAGCCGGTAGAAATTTCTACGGCGGGCTATCAAACATCGTGTCTTCGATACCGTGGTTAATAACAGGAACAGTGCCGGGTGTTGTCGCTGGAGCGGTTTCGCAAACTTATGGTAACGAATACATCCAAGGTAGATTTGCAGGACTTTCGCCGTCCGAAGCAGAATTTCGAGCAACCCTTATGGGAATTGCTGAAGGCATAGGAGAAAGGATTGGAGCTAGTCAAGTTGTTGCGTTATTAAAACCGCTTTGGAGAGAAGCCCCGGCGGGACAACTTGCAAATGTAATTAGTCAATCATTAATGCAAAAAATTGGCGAAATTGGAACTAAAGAACAACTTGGTGAGTTGTTGACATTTAATTTGCAATTTGCGACCGATAAGCTATCGGATGTTGGGCTTAACCAACAAGCAACAGAGATGGATTATTTGCGTGGTGCTTTATCAACCATGCAACAAACATTTGTAGCCGCTGGCGGCAATACTGGTGTAGCAGTTGGCCTAAAGGGTGGCTTCACGCCAGACAATAGTGGTCAAATTGTTGAACTTAGTGGAGATGGTAGAGAAGCATTTGTTGTACTTGGAAATGGCGGTGTAGCACGCGTAGACATCCCTTCCAACGCAAACATTAAGCTAGGCGATCAAATCAATATTGGCGCAACAACAAGCGATATCATTTACACGCCACAGCAAAATATAGATCGTTTTGCTCAGTATGCTAATGACGTACAAGATTTATATAGTTCAGAACTAGGCAGAGAACCTTCGTTTGACGAACTACAAAACGCCATCCAAAGCATCATTAATGGTACGCAAATACAGACTATACAAGCCACTCTGAACGAATCTCCAGAGGGTAAGTTTTACAATGACAAAACAGCTTTTAATGCAAAAACGGACGCGCAGATTGCCGATGACATGCTCGGGCTTTTAGGCTCAGGTAAAAGCTATGCAGACATAAATACGCTATTCAATACGATGGGGCTAGACCCCAATCGTCAAATTAACGTGTTAGATACGATTACACCAAGGCAAGTAGTGCGTGGAACCGTAGACTCAATCACTAACGGCATGGCTATAGTCAGGACTGAGGACGGCAGATTGTTTACCATGCCAGCCACAGATGTTGACAATAAATCATTATCGCGTGGCGATGTTGTTAAGCTTGGTCTGTCCACTATAAAACCAGACAGTACGCCAACAGTGCGTTTAGAAATACCGGTCACTCAGGCGGTAACGGTAACGCCAACTATTACAGAAACGCAAACGATAACACCAACCATAACACAGACAGTTACTCAAACGTCTACGATCACACAAACAGAGACGCCAAAGGTTACTCAAACAGTGACCCAAACACCCACTGTCACACAAACGGTAACTCAGACAGTAACACCAACGGTCACACAAACAGTGACCCAAACTCCTACTATTACACAAACAATTACGGCAACGGTAACAGAAGAGGTTACGCAAACAGTAACGCCCACTGTTACTCAAACAGTTACGCCCACTGTTACTCAAACAGTAACGCCCACTGTTACTCAAACAGTTACGCCCACTGTTACGCAAACCGTTACTCAAACAGTAACGCCAACAGTCACTCAAACAATAACCCAAACGGTCACGCCTACTGTGACCCAGACTGTTACTCAAACAGTAACTCAGACAGTAACGCAAACAATTACACCAACGGTTACTGCAACTGTCACTCAAACTGTTACCCCAACGATTACACAAACTGTTACGCCAACAGTAACAATAACGCCTAGCATTACAGCAATCATTACAACCACTGAGTTACCGCCTATTACAACGACGGTAACTACCCCTCCGGTAACAACAACCGTAGCGCCAACCACGACCGGAATAACAACAACTTTAGCTCCTACAATACCGTGGCCTCCAACAACTTCATTAGAGCCAACCACTACGGAAGTGACGACAACCGCAGTAGTAACAACAACGCCTGTCGTTACAACAACCAAATCACCAACGACAACAAAGTCACCAACAACGACAGTGACAACGGCTGCACCATTTCCGTTGTTTGGAATACCGTCTATTACTAGTAAGAAAACTTACGTAGACTATGCACAACCGCAAGTAGCGCCGCCAGAATTTGGGCCGTTTGATTTATTTAAAGCGCCAAACTATTTGCGTCCCTTAAAAGACACTGGCAATTTTGGGTTAGCCGCACTTATAGGAGCAGTGACAAATGATGGCAAGCAGGGGAATGGGGGCAATCAATCCCAGCAAGATGCCCAAAGCCAAGGTCAAACGCCGGCGGGATGACACGGACTTTACGCAATACGCAGAAGGCGGTAAGGTATCGAAAGTTAACGAATCCGGTAATTACACTAAACCAACTATGCGTAAAAATCTGTTTAACCAGATCAAAAGCGCAGCGGTGCAAGGTACTGGCGCAGGAAAATGGTCAGCCAGGAAGGCGCAGCTTTTAGCAAAGCGGTACAAAGAAAAAGGTGGCGGGTATACATCATGAAAGCCCCGCAGCAATCTCTCAAAGCTTGGACTCAGCAAAAGTGGGGGACTAAAAGTGGCAAGAGGTCATCTGATACTGGGGAACGCTATCTCCCAGAGGCGGCGATTAAATCTCTTTCATCAGCAGAATACGCAGCAACCACCCGAGCCAAAAGAGAAGGAAAGTCAAAGGGGCTTCAGTTTGTTTCTCAGCCCAAGAGTATTGCCAAAAAGGTGGCCCCATTTCGGAAGGTAGGTAAATGAGCACAACCGGCGTAACCGCATTTAACCCCAATCTCAATGAATTGGTGGAAGAGGCTTTTGAGCGATGTGGGCGAGAACTGCGGTCGGGCTACGATTTGCGTACAGCTCGTCGCAGCCTGAACCTATTGGTTACAGAGTGGGCCAATCAAGGCATTAATCTCTGGACTATTGAGCAGGGGGCGATCCCGCTCTATACAAATCAAATCACCTACCCGTTGCCTATCAATACGGTTGACCTCGTAGAAACGATTATCCGCACGGGCGTAGATCAGAATCAAACGGACATCAACATCAGTCGGATTTCAGTAAGTACCTACTCTACGATTCCAAACAAACTAGCAACTGGCAGGCCGATCCAGATATATATTGACCGGCAGGGCGGGCAGACCTATACCTTCACAGGAACTTTGGCTGCAAATATTAATTCGTCAGTCACAACAATCCCGATGACAACGCTTGCTCAAGTTCCTTACGCTGGATACGCCACCATTGGAACGGAGACCGTGTACTACTATGGAACCTCCACACAAGCTGAGAATGTTGCAACTGGAGCTTCGGCATACGCAACGCTTAACAATGTGGTGCGCGGCCAAAATAACACGACGGCTGCGTCTCATACGTCGGGCGATTCGGTCACGAATACAAAGTTTCCAAACGTAACGGTATGGCCTGCGCCAGAGCAGGGTTCAATCAGTAATCCTTACTACACACTTGTTTACTGGCGGCTACGTCGGATGCAGGATGCTGGCAACGGTGTCAACGTAGAAGACATACCTTTTCGATTCCAAGAAGCGTTAGTTGCAGGACTGGCCTACAAGCTGTCCATGAAAGTAGAGGGCGGACTAGAACGGATGCAATTTCTCAAGGCCCAATACGATCAAGCCTGGGAGTTGGCATCCACAGAAGACCGAGAAAAAGCGCCCATTCGGTTTGTGCCACGGCAGTCATTCCTTGGTGTGAACTTCTAAATGCCTAATCAGTTTGCATCCGGCAAGTGGGCTATCGCGCAGTGCGATAGATGCAACTTTCGGTATAAGTTAAAACAGCTCAAACCGCTGACAATCAAGACAAAAAATGTCAATATACTGGTATGCCCGGAATGTTGGGAACCTGACCAGCCGCAGTTGCAGCTTGGTATGTATCCTGTCAATGATCCGCAAGCCGTTAGGAATCCACGTCCCGATTCCAACTCGTATTACCAATCAGGCTTAAACGGGATGCAGACTAACTACACCGTAGGAACAAACCCGCTTTATACGGGCGTTCCACTTGAAGGAAGCCGAATTATTGAGTGGGGCTTCAACCCTGTTGGTGGTTCCCGATCCTACGATTACGACCTAACCCCCAATCATTTGGTGGGTCAGTCTAGTTTAAACAGTGTCACAGCTACATAGGAGCCGACATGAAAGCGATGGAAGCACTCAAGAAACACATGGCAAAAGGCAAGGGAGCGCACCCTGATGCTAATGTTAAGAAGCTTAAGAAAGGTGGCCCGACCTCCGAGATGATGCGCCGGGAAGGAAGAAACCTTGCTCGCGTGGCTAATCAAAGGGGTAAGTAATGGCTAAATACTCCATGAAAATCGGCGGAAAAGAAGTGGGTCCAGCATCCACTTATGCCGAGCCGCATACGATGACCGGCGCTAAGGTGGTAGCTTCACCTAGCCCGGGTAAAGAAATGCCTTACAACATGGTTAAAGACTGGCAACCAACAGCGGGTGTTGCCATCAATCCTAACAGTCAAGTCAAAACGACCGGGATTAAGATGCGTGGAGCTGGGGCTGCAACCAAAGGCGTGATGTGCCGGGGGCCGATGGCGTGAACTGGGGTGAGTTAAAAACTCAGATTCAAGACTATCTGGAGACCACATTCTCCACGGATAGCCTGACGACGTTTACACAGCAGGCGGAGCAAAGGATCTTTAACACGATCCAGTTTCCCAGCTTGCGTAAAAATGTCACGGGCGTTTGTACGATAGATAATCGTTACCTGAGTTGCCCATCAGACTTTCTTGCTTCTTACTCTTTAGCAGTCATTGACACGGATGGGTCATATCATTACTTGCTTAACAAGGATGTGAACTTCATCCGTGAGTCATTCCCTATCCCGACAGGATCAGGGAATACTGGCAGACCTTATTGTTATGCGCTCTTTGGTCCGACAGTCACGGGCGAAACCATTTCAAATGAATTGAGTTTCATCTTAGGCCCGACCCCGGATCTTGGGTATACAGTGGAACTGCATTACTTTTACTACCCATCGTCCATCACGGTCGGAAATGTTGACGCAACAACGACTTGGCTTGGTGATAACTTTGATTCGGTCTTGTTGTATGGATCACTGGTAGAGGCTTCTACATTCCTAAAGTCAGAGCCTGACCTGATGGCAAACATCACGGGTAAATACAAAGAAGCACTGATTCTTGCTAAACGTCTCGGTGATGGTCTTGAGCGGATGGATGCGTACCGTTCTGGTCAGGTGCGGGATAAGGTGGTGTAATGGCAATCATCCAAACACTGACAACCAGTTTCAAAGTAGAGTTAGCTCAAGGGCTGCACAACTTTACGACGGGGACAGGTGATGTGTTTAAACTGGCCTTATACACCGCCAACGCGGATCTTGGTGCTTCCACTACGGCGTATACAGCATCCGGGGAAGTGTCCTCCAGTGGGACCAATTATTCCTCTGGAGGGATCACCCTCACCAACATTACCCCGTCCTTTCAAGGAACTACTGCGTATTGGTCTTTTGAAGATGCGACATTCACCAATGTGACTTTAACGACGAATGGCGCTTTGATTTACAACACAACAAACGGGAACCGATCCGTTTGTGTTTTAAATTTCGGGGTCAACATTACCAAGACGGCACAGAATCTGGTCATTACTTTTCCAGTGGACGATGCCACTAACGCAATTATGAGGATTGCATAATGGAACTTAAAGCCAAAGCAACAGACACAATCGCTAGCGGGTTAATCACTAGCCCCGGATCGTCTGAAATAGCAAAAGCCACAGGTCGGTTTGTGATTGAATGTTATGACAAAGACGGCAAGCTCAAGTGGGTTGATGATTCAAAGAATCTTGTCGTTAATGTTGGTCTTCAGTACATGGCTGGCACGGCACTTGACGGGTCTACAGCGCGTATTACGTCTTGGTATCTGGGTCTTTACGGTGCGGCATCAAGCAATAACCCCGCTGCTGGGGACACGATGTCTTCTCATGCTGGATGGACAGAAGTTACGGATTACACAGAAGCGACGCGCCCTGCGGCAACATTTGTCGCTGCGACAACGGCTAACCCTTCGGTAGTCACGAATTCAGCCAGTAAAGCTCAGTTCACCATGAATGCGACAACAACCGTTGGCGGGGCATTTCTTACAAGCAGCAACACCAAGAGTGGCACCACGGGGACGTTATTTTCCGCAGCGGATTTTAATTCTCCCGGTGATCGCTCCGTAGTCTCAGGTGATGTAGTGCTTGTGACTTATACTTTTAGCTTGTCTGCGTAATGGCTTTCGTCCTTGCTGATCGGGTTCAAGAAACCACGACAACCACTGGCACGGGGACGGTAACCCTTGCCGGTGCATCAACCGGCTTTCAATCATTTGCTGCGGTTGGTAACGGCAATACGACGTTTTATACGATTGCTGATTCGTCAGGTTCCAATTGGGAAATTGGGATCGGGACTTACACCTCAAGCGGAACCACTCTTTCACGAGACACGGTGCTGTCTTCCAGTAACTCTGGAAGTTTGGTGAATTTTGGGGCAGGAACCAAGAATGTTTTTGTGACGTTTCCTGCTTCAAGTACTTTGTTTGCACTTAACAATCAAACCATGACAAGCAGCTACGCCATTCCGACAGGCAACAATGCTAGCGCCGTGGGGCCAATCACGATTAACACAAGCAAGTCAGTCACGGTATCGTCAGGTCAAGCGTGGCTTATTTTTGGGTGAAATGACATGAGTAATCTCAAAGTCCAAGGCAATGCTTCTGGCTCAGGAACGCATACGCTGCAATCAGCTAACACAAACTCGTCCATCACGCAGACTTTACCGACGATGGATGCAGTGACGTTGGGATATTTAAACGCACCCGCTGTTGGGACAAAAACAGGTAGTTATACACTAGCAACAGGTGATGTTGGTAAATACGTTCAGATCGGCTCTGGTGGGTCAATAACAATCCCTGATGCTACGTTTGCAGAGGGTGACATTATCTCGTTGTTCAACAACACGACAGGCAACATCACGATCACTTGTACGATTACCACTGCGTATATAGCAGGGACAGATAGCGACAAAGCCACAATGACGTTAGCAACCCGTGGCATAGCAACGATCTTGTTTATTAGCGGTACGGTCTGCGTTGTTTCTGGGAACGTGTCATGACAGGGATATTTTTATCGTTGCTTGGTGCTAGGGCTGCTGCTGCAACTTATACAGTTGTCCAAACCTTTACCGCTACGTCCACTTGGACTTGCCCTACTGGTGTTACAGAGGTTGAGTATTTGGTTGTGGCGGGTGGTGGGGG